AGATTACATTCTCATGAATGGGATTAGGTTTCTTCAAATAACAGAATCTCACTTTCTCCCCATCTTGAATCATAGAATACTTGTTAGTTAGTTTCTTTTGAGTCAAGTAGTGATTGTAAAGGAGTGCTCCCCTAGCATGAATCGGTGTGCCCTTTTCATAGATACTCACATTGCTTTTGTACTTGTTCACGTTTGAACATGTGCGTGGAAACGCAATCTCATAAGGAGACATTTGCTTGAACTGAGTGCGACACTCTGCAATGAAGTCAATCACAGCATCCTCAGTCTCATTCATCATAAGTTTGAGAGCATCCTTAATCATTTTACGACAGGGTGCTGGTGTAGAAGATTTGACTGCCTCAATACCCATGATCTTTAGTTTAGCATCTTCATATTGAACACCTTCACTATTCCACACGTTGAGAATATATCGCTTCTTCGCAGTCCATATACCACGATCAGCAATATTCTCACGCTTCATTTGCATTTTTTGATCGTAGGCGTTGACGTATTCCGCCAGTTCTTGGTAAGAACTTTCAATATACTTTTCAAATTCCACTTGACAGACCTTATCAAGGAACGACACAACGCTATCAGTAGTTTTCTCTCTCCCTTTGAATACTGTGTCAACAAGAGGACCCAGATTGAGGTAGATAGAATCAGTATCAGAAGCAATAACATAATCCTCTCCTTCAGTTTTTAGAATCTTATTCAAATAGGCATTCATTCTGCCTTCAATCCATCGAATACTCACCTGCCCAGACAAAGTGATTGCCTCTGCATTGGCAAGTTTGTAATACCTAAAGTATTGGTTACCGATGGCACCATAAGCAGAGTTGAGAGAGATCTTCTTTGCCATCTGAATGTTGTTACAACGGGCGATCTCCTTAATCAGTTCAGGTTTCTTTGTCTTTTCATACTCCTGCTTTGCCTTAAGCATCCTCTTCTTGAAAATCACACGGTCGCCATACATCTTCTCCATGAGTTCTGGCAAAAACCCACGAACATCTTTACGGTACATGGCACCATTTGCACAGACTGCAAAGTCTTTGTGCATCTCAAAAGTTACTTGCTTATCAAGTATTTTATCAACTGTAGCCGTGGGGTGTCGGTCGTCTTGTAACGTCTCTGGTGAGATATTGTACTGCATAATAAGGTGAGGATAGAGGCTGTTAAGGTCAAAAGACACAACCCAATCATAGACTCCAGGAATTGGTTCCTTGACGTATGCCCCCGCATACTTTTCATTTTTCTCTGTCCTATCTTTTGGTGGAATCACAATATTGCGCTTCTTCAGATAGTTGTAGATGATGTTGTCCCACATGCGGACTTGATAAAACACATCCGCATAGTTGACTTTGGCATCATATGCCATAGTAAGCGCAAGTTCAATCAGTTTCATCTTGTCTTCCAAACGGTCAACAAGTTCAACGTCAATGATATTGTATTCTACAAACTTTTGCCACCCTTTGCTATAAAAGTCTTTAAATGTTTCAAATTCACTATGATCCAACTTCTGTTGACCAAGCTCAACTTGAGCAATGTAGTCCAGACGATATGATTCTTGATTCGTATAAGTAAACTTCTTATACAAGTCAAGATAATCTAGTTGAGTGATGCCACCAACATCCATCGTAGTATGCTTGCGTCCCTGAATATAAACCTCTTTTTCAGAGACCAGTCCCCAAGGTGAAAACCTTTTCATAAGTTTCTCACCAAGAACCCGATTAAGTCTCCTACAAAGATACGGGATATCAAACAGCTGTATATTCCATCCAGTGATAACCTCTGGATTATTCTCTGGTAACATCCACCAGTCAATAAAACGATTGAGGAGATCTCTCTCATCAATACATTCAATATAAGTTACTTTCTTCTGTTTGTTTCTAAATGGACCAACACCCCAAGTCATGATCCCCTTCGATGCATAATCTTGAATCGAGATCAGCAGCAACTCTTCGATTGGATTATTGATATCGGGAAATCCGTTTTCGGATGTAGTCTCAATATCAATCGTGTAGAGTTTAATCTTGCTGATGTCAAACTTAATTTCATCTTCTGGATACTTGTCAGAGATGTACTGACAAACGTACCTTTCATTTCCGTAGATTTTAAATCCATCGACTTCGCCGTATTTTGCATAGAACTCACGGCAATCTTTTACAAATCCAGGTTGGATTGCTTCTACATAATCCCCCTCTAGGGTTTTGTATTTGGTCTTCTTTTTTGACGGAACAAACAACGTAGGAGTATACTCCTCCTTAAACATTACGTGCTCACCATTGTCATATCCACGAACCAGGAACTTGTTCCCGATCATTTGCACGTTTGTATAAAACCTCATTCTTTAGTCTCAGTCAGTTCCTTGTACTTTTTAGATAGTTTAGAGTTTGGTTCGGCAATAGTCAAAATCTTGTCCGAATGAATCTTGAATGTGTATTGAGTGGTTACATTAACCAACCAAGGCTCAAGTGTTCCATCAGACGTGATAACGTATGGATCTACCAGTTTGCAATCTGGTTCACCAATGTCACCACCAACCTCCTCCAACTGAGCAAGTAACTGCAGTCCGTTTTCAAAAATCAGTACGCTAGCGGTCATAGTCAAATCCTCCTTTCAATATTTTAGCATTAAAAAAAGGGGGCGTCTACTGGATTTGGCCAGTTCCCCCTTTGGCATAAGCGACGACGATATTCAATACTATTTAGAACCAATCTTTTCTCTTATGATGATCTGGGACAATCTTACCTAGAACAATCGTCAGAAGCCCATCTTCAAAAGTAACTGATCTAACTTCCGTGTCGTCGGAAAGTGTCCACGCTCGTGTAAACGACCGTTGAGCCAAACCCTTGTGCAGATAGTCAGTTTCTGTTTCCTTATCCTCTTTCTGGCCCTCCACAAAGAGTTTACCATCCTGCGTGTAGACATAGACTTCTTTCTTCTTGAACCCAGCTAGCGCCAGTTCAAGTCTAGATTCCACGTTGCTAACTTGAACTAGGTTGTATGGAGGATAACTTGAGGTTGTTTCGTGCAGAGAGAACAACCTATTAAAGTATTCATCCATACCAATGCTATTCTTATTTATGCGCTCCAACAACTGATTAATGTTGGCAGCATTATACTTCATGAGGTCTGTCATGTGTACTTCTCCTTAAGTAAGCGAGATTTGATTGTGTGGACCCGTTCGGCATCCACTACTAATTATACACCAAGCACAAAAAAAGGGAGTGTTGAACTCCCTACTTTTTTTATTCGGTTTTCTCAACAGGAATCAAAGATGTCTCAACATCGATGATTTGAGGATAGATATAATCAACATCAATCAGTCGATACTTAGCACCAACCTTCAAACGTTGTTGAAATGCTTCCTCAAACAGATCATTGTACTCATCAAGAAGCTTCATACCTGCTTTACGTGTTTCTTCAGCTTTTTCAGCGGGAACACCTTTCAGATAACCAACACCACGAATCATGTCCTTCTTAGGATTAGAAACTGCCTTGAGTGCTTGGAAAAATGCTCTCTTGAGATAAGTATCGCTACCACTAATATTGATAGGAATAACTTCAACTCGACTTGTAAAGTTCCCATCTTTAGATACTCGCGCAATCACATCCTTGGGTTCTACAGACTCCATAGATTGCCTAGCACGTTCAGTCTTCAGAACTGTCTGAGCAATATTGGAGACAATCTCTTGTGAGAAAGAATGTGGAATGTGATTGATCCAATCAACACATTGTCCCTGAGTAGGTTCTTGCTCTTGAGTAGCAACCCAACGTGCAAGTGCTTTGCTAAAATCTCCACGAGTGGCAGACTTACTAGGTGGGTGGTTGTTGGCACCAAGTCCAATCTCATCCCACACATCACTCCAGGTAAAACCTTCCTTAGGTTCTACGATATTGAATACCCAATACAACAAACCCATACTAAGGATTGCCTCAAAGCGAGTATAACCATCAAAGAGATGATCGTTTGTACCTGCAAATGGAGGTTGGACATCAAGAAGAACTCCGTTGATCTTGATATTGTTGGCCAAGTCTTGAACGTTCTCTCTGTTCGTTCCAAGCTCACGCGCAATATTTACAACTTGTCCTGCTGCATTGGTTCGTTCAATCAAATCGAGTTTGATCTTTCGACGACCAATACATACAAAGGTTCGACCCTCAGGGAGAGGAAGATCCTTAAACCAATCAACATCAGGACAAGAAGATGCTGTCGGCAGTTTACGAAAATGAGACATAATTAAATAGCAAGTTTGCTTTGCGTAGAGAATATTCTCTACTGGGTCAGAGGTCGCTCACGCTTGTCTGACTTGCTCATATTATAAGGCATAAAAAAGGGGGCGTCAAGCCCCCTTTTTTTATTCGGTTTACTCTTCCTTCTTACCTTTCTTACCGATGTTGTACTTCTGTTCCAGCATCCATTCACCCTTTTCTTTATAAGCAATAACCTTAATCTGATTTAAAGGTGCAATATCCGAGATTGATTCTTCTGATACAACACTCACCAGACCCCAGTCTACAAGCAGTCTAGCAATACGATTACGCCTCTGGAAATCATTTACTGTAAGGTTGGCGTGCTTACCATCCAGAGCAAAAAGTTCCTTAAAGTGAACGATATAATACCTTCCCTGTTTATGCAAGATATGACAGGATTGATAGAGTTTCTTCTCTTTACGAGATGCCACACCAATACGAGTGAGCGTTTCCCTCACTTTTAGAAAGTCATCTGGTTCGTTCAGACTAACTTCAACCATCAGCTCAGGAGACCAATCAACCTGAGGTTCAACAACGTTGCTCATTTTTTACCACCAAGATCAAGTTTTTTCTTTATATAATTTAGTTGTTCAGGAGTGAGTATTTTCAACGCTTGTTGTGCTTTTTCATTACTATAACCATAGTAAGTCTTAACGCATTCAAGGTCTTCAATCTTATCCTTTCGGAACCAGGGAGAAAATCTCTTACGCTTCCTCAGACTATTTAGCAAAAATGAATATTGCATGTCTTTATCAAGGTGGTGATACTTATTCATCTCATTGGCAAAGAGAACAGTATCAAGATGTCCAGCAAGACATTTGTTGACAATAAAGGGTGGGTACTGTTTAACGATATCGGGGTCTTCTTTAATAAGGTTTTCCTTATTAAAGTTTATTGAGTTCAACCAGTCTTTGAGTTCCATTATTTAAATACCGCTGTTACGCTAACAACTGTAGCACCAGGATTCCTAGCAAGGGCAACTTTTCTTGCATCCTGATAATCAACCGCAATCACTTGTTCAGTGAATACTGTTCCTGCCTTATACAACTTGACTTCGCACTTCATAGTTAAACAATACCAACTCTTTACGTTCTTTCTGCTCTCGCATGTATTCACCAACTGAGCGCATGGTGTAAGTCAAATCAAACTCGCCTACTTCCCATCCTTTAAACCTCTCACGAATAAGTTGAGACGAGTTATAAGATATAAGTTGAGGACCAACAAACCTATCACACAGGGTAGCAAAACCGTCGTGGTCGAATGATTTGTGCATATTACCTTTCCTTCCGTATAGGTTAGATCTAATATCGTAGGGCGGGTCAAGGTAGGTGAAGATAGATCTATCGTCGGTGAGGAGCTCTTGATAGCGAACATTAGTAATCTTCCAATCTGTGATCAGTTTTCCATATTCAGGAAGTTTTTCAATACCTCTCATGGAAAAGTTACTCACAGATGCTTGCTGTGAAAAAGAGGAAGACTCAGTAAGTCCAGAAAAACTACACTTATTTACAACATAAAATGCTGCTGCTCTTTGAAGATGAGGGTTTTCTTTGTCGTTAACCTCAACTTTCATTTGCTGAAAAAGTTCACGCGCAAGTTCTAGTGTTGCGTTTGTGGACTTGTATTCCTTTAGAGTTTCACACAGATCTTGTGATTGATCTCGAAGAACACACCAGAAGTTATAGAGAGGTTCATACAAATCATTCACCCAAATATCCAGTGTTGGATATTTCTTTGTGATATGTATGGCAACACTACCCCCACCAAGAAATGGTTCACGAAACTNTTTGTAGTTTCTAAGATCAGGAAAATACTGATCCATTTTGGTNCAAGCACGAGACTTGCCNCCAGGATAACGAAGAGGGGTTTTCAGGGATTTCATAGAATCAGTTTTTTGGTCTCGGGTTTGACAATCGTTCCAAAGATAGATTCGTACTTATCTTGTACAGAATCATCACAGTCTACCACATAAACAAGATGTTCTCTACTCAAAGTAATCTCTTTATTTTCCTTACTAATGACAGTTGCCCAAGGAGCAAATCCAACACCATTAGCATTAGGGAGAACCACCAAACCGTTTTGAACGGTCACAGTGTTTTCATCTTCTGAAAGGACTTCAGCAAGGACTTCCTCGCCAGTAATAATACGGAGCAGTTTTACATTCATTGTTCTACCTCACCTACAAGTTCAATGTCTTCAAATTGGTCGGATGTGATTTCGTGGGGACCGATACGATACCAATAATCACCATCCTTTTCTCCAAGATATTCCAAGTCGTCACACTTGTTTTCACGCAACCATGCTTGGAGACGCATGTGCTTGAGTTCTTTTTGACTAATCATTTAAAGTTACACTCGTATAAATAATTTAAAATTACACTCATAATGAATTACAGAAATATCTACAATTCTATCATTGATAAGTACAGAAATCAACCAGGAATAACTGAATCTCATCATATTGTTCCCAAAAGTTTAGGTGGTGATGATAGTCCAGAAAATCTTGTTGATGTATCTCCAAGAGTTCATTACATTCTCCATTTATTACTCTACAAAATGAATTCAGGTAATAACAAAAAGAAAATGTGGTATGCCGTTTGGAATATGTCAAATCAAGGAAAAATCAAAACGGGTTGTATGTATCAATTCATTAAAGAAGAGTGTGCTGTTAGGCAAAGAGAGATACAACCAAAAGTACCTTGGAATAAAGGTATAAAGGGGTACAAGATAAATCAAAGACCACAAAGAGGAATCCCCAAACCATATAAAAGAAAAAAGATTGTATATGATAATGTTGAATATTCCTCAATACAAGAAGCTTGTAAAGCAACTGGAGAAAGTTATTACATCATAACTAACTATGGAAATTACATTCAACCATAATTTCAGTTAACGCCGCCAGAAGGTTGATTTCTTGATCTGCGACAAATGCAATCTGATACTGGTACTTAGCAATAATGAGCACGGCAGCAGCAAGAGAAGGACCGTCAACGGCGTCAGGAAGAGCATCGTAAACACGACGCAGTAGTACACCAGGATCATTGTCCAGGTTATTGACACACCATTTACGTACTTCTGGAAAGTTCTTTTCCTTGAGGTTTTTGATGAGATCATTTACCGAAACATCCGAGAACGACGCGAGAATTCCTGTATCAATCTTACCACCCACGGAGTATCTTTGACACTCGTTGAGAACACGTCGCCAGTCGGGGAAGTGTTTGTTGATAAGTTCGACGAGGACTTTTGGATCATATTCGACACTCTCTGCCTCAAGAATAGTCCTGATACGCTGGAAGAACTTTGCTGCGATTCCAGGTTTGTCTTTGGACTTAATTCCAAACTCGACCACCGCGCATCGGGAGTGGAGAGGTTCGATGATTTTGTTTTTGTAGTTACAGGTAAAGATGAACCTGCAGTTGCGATTAAACTCCTCAACAGACGCCCGTAGGAGGAGTTGTACATCATGGGTCGTGTTATCTGCCTCATCAATGATGATGACTTTGTGTTTTGCAGTTGATGAAAGTGAGACGGTCGAAGCGAAATTCTTCGCATTGTTTCGGACAGTATCCAGGAACCGCCCTTCATCGGATCCGTTGATGACATAATAATCTGCTCCAAGTTCAGTACACAGTGATTTTGCTACTGTAGTCTTTCCTACACCAGGAGGACCAGAAAGCAGCATGTTTGGGACCTCTCCCCGATCAACAAACTCTTGAAAGGTTTTCTTGATACTATCAGGGAGAATACATTCTTCAATAGTTTTGGGACGATACTTTTCGACCCAAAGAAATTCATCACGACTCATTAGTTTTCCTTAGTTCAAAAGATCCGTCTTTACGGTCAATCCATTGTAGCATATCACCTTCTTTCCATCCAGTAACTTCTAGTAGTTCTGGGGGAAAAGTCAATACACCATCATCATCAATAGTTAGTGTTGTCTTCATACCCAATCAGGTTTTTTCAAATAAGAACTTGGGACAATCTCCCACCATTCTTTCCCATCAAAAATATACACCTTATGTGTATCTTTATCAAGAAAAAAGGTGCCTTTCTTGTATTTCATATCCAATCAGGTTTGCGTTGGGGCAGGCGAAGGTAGTTGTCTTTTACCCAAGGTTTAGATGCAATATACATTTTGTATTTGTCATAGATGTCTATTGTCGTATCCAGTTTAAACTCATCAGGTCCAGCGAAGACAAACGGTTTAGGACCCTTCCCAGAGCGCCCTGTGGGGTCTCCTGTGGGCAGTATCTCCCTTGCAGCATTCAGAGTCTGGAAGCAGGTGTGAACCTTGCCGTAGCGGGCAGCATACTCTGCACAGAGGGCAAACCCATGAGCAAGCAACCAGTTCCAGTTCATCACGAAATCGTTTGCCCAGATGGTACAGGGATGATTACGAAAGGCACCCTTCTCAGTCGCATAGGGAGTCCCGTCTGCTCTAGGAAGAGTGCCGAATCCATGACCCCACTTGTCAGAGCATACGATAGCAAGCATCTGACAAGTCTCTAGTGGCATCTTAACGATGTGTTTGTCGGGCAAAACCCGTGCTGACTTCCAAGGGTCTGGATCTGTCACAAAGATGTTCATCAGTCTTCAAATGTAGAATCGGGTTCTAGAGCAATATAATAAACCAGATCGCGATCGGTGCTTTGGAAGCGTGACAGAAGTTTACGAGAGACAACAACCTCATAAGTTCCAGGAAGAATCTTGATGTTCTCAACTTTGAAGTTGAAGGAGAATACTGAATCAGTTTCACCAACAATCACAGAGAAATCATTAGAAGTCTCATTCTTCTTATCGCGGACAAGAAGTTTGACAACTCCATTCTCACCGATCACAGACATATCAGGAAGTTGATAAACTGCAGCTGCCTTCTGAAGTGCGACCAGATCCTGTGTCTTCAACATGAAGCAGACATCTTCACTTGGAAGTGCAATGTCCTTATCTGGAGGAGTGGTGATAACTCCAGGATCAGCAAAGAAATACTTGGATCGCATCTTTCCTTCTCGGATCACCACATATCCATCATTGGCAAAGTCCAGTTCAGGGTTCTGGTGAAGAGAAAGACCATTCAGAAACTGATTGAGGTCATAGATAGCAAAGTCCTGAGGAATATTTTCCTCCAGTTCTGCTTCTGCCAGAATGTTTTTCATCAGAGAGATCGTGCGTAGAGAGTTGCCACTCTTGAACACGATGGATTGATTGATGTTGGAAAAGTTCTTCAGAAGAGAAAGGGTTTTTTCCGACAGTTTCATAGTCATAGTTTTTTCTTTCAGTTTCATTGGTTGTAAGGTTCACGCTCAGAGGTTTTATCAGAGAAGTGCAGAAGGAGGAGACCATAGTGCAGGATCTTGATAATGTCCCGACGTGCAGTTCCTTTCTTATCGTAGCGAGAAGCATACTTGAGGATGTTACTTCGGCAGAATGCTTCAGCGTCACCACATGCCTCAATCAAGTCCAGAGTTTGAATGCTGTCGTTGCCAGCAGAGTAGTGTGCGTTATAAGTTGCAGAGATATAATCTTTCAGTTCTTTGAGGAGTTCTTCCTCACTGTACTTAAAACGATTGGGATTGTTGTTAGTCATATCAAGATTAAAAGAGTGAGTGTCATCAGACATAATCAGTTCATCGTATAAAAAAGACCAAGAGTTTCCCATATTCTATCAGGATCCCAACTCCTGGTCAACACTCACTTGCTCACCAGTGGCAGTCAGATCAAAGTCCTCGTCAACTTTGTCATAGAGTTCAATGAAAGACTGCTTGGTTTCATCATCAAAACGATTCAGGCAAACCTTGATTGCTTTCTCTTTGTCATTGAAGATGTTGTAAGCATTGACGATATGAACCAGACGACGGGTGCTGATAACTTCATCAATACCACCGTCATTGAAAGTCTTGCGGATGATGTCCGCCCAGTCTGCAAGACGCTTGCAGAACTGTTCATCGGAGCAGATCTTCTTGAGAATGTTAGTCTCTACAGCAGCGGTAGGATAATCTTGCTCAAAGGTCACAGGGAAACGCTCAAGGAACGCTTCGTTCAGAACATTGGTGCCGATGAAGCGACCGTCATCAGAACCCTTACCTTTGGTGTTAGCAGTAGCAAAGATCTGGAATCCATCAGCAGGTGTGACGAACTTACCAATCTTCTTCAGGAACACACCTTTCCCTTCAAGAATGGATTGAAGACAGAGGATTTTGTTTGAAGCCAGGTCAATTTCATCGAGTAGCAAGACTGCTCCTCGCTGGAGTGCTTCAACGACAGGTCCGTTATGCCAAACAGTTGCCCCATCGACAAGGCGGAAACCACCAATAAGATCATCTTCATCAGTTTCAATAGTAATGTTGACACGGATCAGTTCACGACTCAGTTGAGCACATGCCTGCTCCACACCAAAGGTCTTACCGTTACCAGAGAGACCAGTGATGAAAGTAGGATAGAAAATACCAGACTTGATGATCTTCTTCACATCAGTGAAGTTGCCGAAAGAAACAAAGTTTTTGTCTTTCTGGGGAATAAGATTTTGTTCAACGGGAGGTTGCACAGCAGGAGAAGAAAAAGACTTTTCAATGTTTTCTACGCTTTCTTGAGTCACCTCAAGATTCCAACGACCACGAGTGGTCTTGAACTGTTCCAGTTTACGAGTCACAGTAGGATAAGAAATATCGTTAGCAGCGCAATAACCTTTGATATCAGCGGCAGTCAGTTCTGTGCCATAGAGAGAAGAGAGAGTTTCGATCAGTTGCTCAGTGGTCACGCGAGTCATGATTGGTTTGTTTGGTATGTGAATATTATAAGGGGTGAGAGGTCCCCCGTGAAGGGGGAGTGGACAGTTCCTCAAGCGACCAGATCAATGAACTGACTGAGGATCTTTTTGTTTGTTTTCTTGGCACCCAAAGACTTCTTGAATGCACTGCGAATCTGTGCTTTGGAAGCACCATCATCAACATCAAACTCAGAATCTTGAGAGAGTGCAGTTGCAGAAAGGGTGAAATACTTTTTGTAAGAAGAGTTGGGGATGGTAACTGCTTTCTCTTTCTTCCACTCTTTAATCAACTTTTCCTCAAGAGAATAGTTACCCCAACCAATATATCGACGGAGGTGAGTAGTAAAGTCTCGTCCTTCACAGACACGGATACCAATCAGGTTTTCATTAGGAAAACGCTCAGACAGGTTACGCAGCAGACACTGGGTCAAAGCAGCAGGACCATCATCAGCAAAGAGATCATAGGTAGTTCCAAGTTTACGATCCCTCAACATGGCACCATAAGGAACTTGACCCATACCCAAGAACGGTTCGCAACTGTGGCGATGAATCATACGGTGGCGTCCAATGTGATTAGATTCACCATCAGTCAGGATGACGACATTAGTTTTTTCGGCACCAGTCTTTTGCTTGAAAGCAGGAATGATTTTGAACAGAGAAATAATTGCTTCATTCAAAGGAGTGCCACAGAGATTAAAGATAGAAGGAATCGGAGGAGCATAGTAGCTGGCACTGTAGTACTCTGCAACTCTCCAAACATTTTTAAGTTGCTTCTCCAGTTCACGATTGTTGGTATCGCTGGTCAAGATTTGCATCATATTGAACTGTTCATGAACCGCAAAGAGACCATCACGCTTCTCATAGTGATCAACTGGTTGAAGGGCACGATCACCTTTATTGTGAGGCATTGACCACCACTCAGTGGTAAAAGCATACACTTCAAAAGGAATCTGGACTTTCTTGCAGAACCAAACAAGATTGAACAGTTGCTTGATTGTGTCCTTAAGAACATTTCCCATAGAACCAGACCAGTCAATCACAAAGACAAGTCCATGATTCTTTCCATCAGGAAGAACTGTTACCTTTTTAAACAGGTCTTCATTGTATTTGTAAGTGTGGAGTTTAGATGTATCAAGGACTCCAGTCCGAGATACAGTAGCACGAGCATAAGAACTAGCAGACTTTCTGCACTCGAACTCCTTGACGAGGTAGTTGACTTCTTTCTGTGCGGACTTTTTGAACTTTTCGTAGTTGTCATCGTGACTTAAATATGCATCAGGGGATGTGGAAATAACATTCTCATAGAACTCATCACAGATACCATGAACCTCCTTGTTGGATGCAATGATGGTGTCCAAGTTCAAGTTAGGAAGTTCCAGATAAAGAGTTTCTGGATAATCAGAATGACCGATAAGATCTTTGAGTTTTTCTTCAAGACTTGCATCAGTCTTCACTTCAGGATCTTCATCCTCTTCACCTTCAGCAATGTCATTAAAGGCAGTTTGATCTACGCCACCAGCACCACCGCCACCAGTGGACTCATCAATCTCATTCTTCTCCTCTTGGGATTCTCCTTCCTCACCCTCTTCAGACTCTTGGGGTTGATCCTGAATATCACCACCTTGTCCAGTGGTTTGATTCTTGACATCCAAGTTGTCTAGTTCAGGAACTTTATTTTTTTCCTTCTCTTCCTTACAGTAGGCATACAGAGCTTCCGCAGCATCCAAGACATCTTCAAAGGTGTCAGTGGTATCGACCATGTTGACAATCTTCTTCTCCTCCTCAGTAAATACCACGGGAAGGAAACTTCCAACTTTGTAATGCAGATTAATGCGATCAGCAAGATTATAAGTAGTGACATCATCATCCTCAATAGCAAAGAAGTCTTTTTCGTGGAGTTCCTTGTATCCACGATAGAAGGTTTTAGGGAGACCAGGATATTTCTTCTTCATCAACTTCTCAATACGAACATCTTCTACAACGTTCACAAACTGAGGAGGAATCTTACGATCTTTGTTCCAGTCAAGATCTGGGGTGAACAGGGCATGACCCACCTCGTGTCCAACGAGAAGATCATAAACGACATTACTTGCCCGATCCCAGTTAGGGAGAGTCAGAACGCGGGTGTGAACATTGAAGCAGGCAGTCTCTACTTGCTTATGCTCCACCACAAGGTCCTCGGTGGCAAGCAGTTTGGCAAGTTGTGACTTGATTTCGTGCTTGGAGGTCATCGCTTTGTTTCGTATGTACGTATCATACAAAAGAACCCCGCCTTTTGGGCGAGGTCATGTGACGCTTTTTGAACTGGCGCAGTGCTTCACGCCGTGCTCTCATCGCTTGTGGTTTCAGTTTTCTCTTCTGGGGTTTCCCCGAGTTGTGTTGCCAGTTCGGTCTCTGCATTTTCCTGAATGATTTTGTTAATCATTATCTCATACCATAGCGTGCTGTCGTCGTCCATAGAAGCAAGCGTGTGCCACTATTTATTTTGGATATAGTGCTTCATAGTCCTTACGATAGAGATTCTTCACATTCTGTACGATTCTTGGTCTCCTCTCAACCTTTCTGTCTTCATTTGTTGTGAGTTTAGGATACTTTAGATTTTTTACTTTGAAATCTACTTTGAGAACTTCACTCATCCAATCAGAAAAATCATTCTCAAGTTTGTTTTCATACCACCAGATGTGAGTCAGTTCTCCAATGAAGTCAACCTGTGGTCTGAACCAGTTTACTGCTTCAGGGAGTGGAAAGTTTTCTATCATAGAATAAAAAGTATTCTCATTCTCTAATAGTTGTTCAATGTCATCACCATACATCCTTGTAAGAAAGATAGATGCGGAAAAGAATCTATCTACTGGATCTCTGACAACAGTTATGTGAGGAATTGAGTAGCAATCAAGATACTTTGAATATAAGTCTTTATGGAAATGTGCAATCTCGATATTACAAACACTCGTCCATATTTTTTTCTGCTCACACTCAAATCCATTATGAAGAATATTTTCTTCTAGGAATCTTCCAGCAGTCCTAGGAATATGAACATATAGAAAACGTTTACCAGTTTCCTTGTGTTTGTAAGTTGGCATCAGATTGTGTCAAAGATATTCACTGATGGGAACCAACCTGTTGTCTTAAGAAGAGAAATATCAGCAACATTATCTTCTCTTTCTCCTGGAGTGTTCTCAAGAACAGGAAGGTCTCCTTGACCAAATGCTTTTGCAAGATCCTTCACTGCTACAGATTCTCCAGTTCCAACAGTTACTGGTCCAGTGATATCGCTAGCAGCAAGATAACGAATGGCACGACATACATCTCTTACATGAATCCAATCGCGTTTGTGATTGGTAACATACTTTGCTTTCTTGTTCTTTAGCAAATCATACATCATATTACCACGACCACCAGGACCATAAACAGTGGTAAATCTCATACCAACAGAATTAGGCGGTGCCATCTGTTCATTTACCCATTTGGTCATAGCATATGGATTGGTCCAGTAACCCTCCTCTACGGCGCTAGAAGAGGCGTACAAGAGTCTTGTGTTAGTATCCCTACACCAATCGAATAAAGGTTTTGTGGAGAGCACATTATTATTGTAATACTTTTCTGGATTCTCTTGACTATCACGGATGTCTGCATATGCAGCAAGGTGAATCACCAGGTCATATTCTCCACTAGTAAAATCTTTAACGTCATCTGGACGATCCAATCCAGTTACCCATTGACCATGAGTTTCTTGCCAATCTGCAAATACGTGCTTTCCAATAAAACCTTTGTGTCCAGTGATCAATACTTTTTGTGACATGTCAAACCATCCTACTAAATCCTTTAACTTTTTCAAATCGGATAACATTATCAAACTTATCCTGCAGTCCATCCTTGTGAGAGATGACAAAGATATTAGCATC